TCGTCATTCTCAGAAACAATGTTTTTCAAACGCTGCAGGAAATCATTATATATCTCCCTACCATAAAGGTATTTGTCGCGTAGCGCGCCATCAGTATAAGCGCCAAATTGTTCTGCAAATGATAATGGGGTTTCTCCAGGTTTCTTGACCCAATGAAAACGTTTCAAAATTGAATCTTCTTCAATGGGACCAACAACAATATTCAGATCCTGGTGCTTAATAAAATTCCTCTTCAAAAAAGAAATTTCTTCAATTCCAATATATGGTCTTGATTCAGCACCTTTGTCTGCCATGGTGTAACCAATGTCGAGTTTCTCAAACTCTCTTTGACATGATGTGTGCGTATACCATGCGCAATGCTTCTTAACTGACATAGCATTATCATCACCATATGTACCAAGGCGAACGTTCTGTGCAAATCTTTCACGAATTTTAGGCATTTGTGCATAATACACATACCGCATCATGATTGAATTACAAATACTGTTAAGTTGGACGGTAATCAAGTTTCCCGAAGGATTGCCGTTGGCAAATCTATATAGATCGCCTTCGAACAAAATGTTAGGATTAACAATATCAGACATAGCTCCTTCTACGAGACTAATATCTTGTTCGCTCATCCCAACTTCTCTGTACCAAGAAACAATAATCTTGGCAGCAGCAGTCGTAACTTGTGCCGCCATTCTTGTATCATAGCCAGAGAAATCACCTGCAATCATGTTGGTCGTACTATACTCCGTCAAATACTCATGAAAATCATTCCATTCCTTCGATAAAGCATTTATTCCAACTAGACATTCAGTGGTTCGCCAATGTTTCTTCATTATGAGAGGTATTCCACCCAAAGCCCTTCGAGAGGCTACAAAATTTGCAAATGGGCTTCCGTAAAACTTACGTACTTTCTCATGTGCTTTCTTTGTTGGTAATAGCTCGTTAACCTTGCTACTAGCTTTATAGATCGGTTCCGATCTTAAGCCATTAGACCAACACTCCAATGTTCTGTCAATCTCAGATTGGATATCA